TGGTTGACCGAATGGTTAAGATTTCTGTTTCCAAATCCCAAATGTTGCGATTCTTTTTGTTAATTGATTCTTGCAATTCCTCTGCGTTTCTCTCAACTTGCCACAACCGGTAAGCGAGAAGGACAGTAACACCGCCCAAGATTAAGTAAGTTATCATTTTGCTTTTCCTTTATAAAATTTGTGATTGAAGATGGTTTGACTGAATTGGTCAAACTCCGGATTGTACTGATCCCGTTCAAACTGGTATGGTTTGGCTTCAGGAAGTTCTTTGTTCATTGCTTTCTTAATGCAATGGATAGAATAACCCACCGCAAAAACGATGGGTGTTAAAACGATTGGATAAATTATGTCAAGTGCCATAGTTCAAAACAACATACTTTCTTTCACTTATGCAAATTTATTTTCTAATTGGCTTTGTGAATGAACGATTTATTTTGTGATTGACAAAAATAGTTCCCCAGCGTAGGTCAATTTTTCATCAATGATTTCTTGGATGTCCTCTTCCAAAGTGATGAGAGTGGTTGTGAGCTTCTTGCCGATGGGCATTCGGGGATCATAACTGACAAACAAACCTTCTTCCAATCCGGTTGCAATCATCCCCATTTGCATCTGCCAAAAATACTCCGTGCGTTTGCTCTTCAACTGCTCGTTGTTTTGGATGAAGAAGTTTTGAAGGTGGTTGCCTGAATTGAAAGGGCATTTGATTTCTACCAACTGGTGACCAAGTGCATCAGGTGAATATCCACCCCATTCACCATAAGTGATGAAGGTGTATGTCTCTGCACCGTAGTAAGTAAAGAAATCATCGGTTTGTTGGGAGAAATAGTGGAAGGCTTCCTTCTCGTGTTCCTTCCCCCAATCCAAAGCACGACCATAGATCTCCGATTTCGCACCGGTTAAGTATTCCGCTGCCTTCTCAAAGACAAATGATTTCGCAGTTTCCGACAAGAACTCCGATTTGTTTTTCGGAGTTCCCATCAGTTTGTGGATTTCGGATGCGGTGAAGCGTGAACTTCTCAACCTTTGCCAATCTTCTTCGTTCAAAGAAGTGTGAATAACTGGATGTGTGTTATTCATTTCTCACCAATTAAAAGTTTCATATTGACCGGAGATACCTCAAACTTGCTTGTGATGTCTGTCATCAATCCACCCGTCTTTAAGTGTTCAACTGCTTTCGCCCACGATGGATGCTTTGGTGTGAGTTCATCTTTCTTTGGAATCTGCCTTCCCATTGCTTTCTCTCCGTCATCGTCATCGTCAATGTTCAAGTTTAGGATAGAACCGATGGATTGCCTTCTCGCATAAGTGATGGCAGACCCCATTGCTTGGGGATCGTTCTGCTTTGCAACCGGCATCACATAGGATGACTCCATCCACTCACCTGATTCAGCGTGAAGGATGATTGTTGTGAGTGCATTGGCATCAGGGAATTGACTGATTGCCAAACCACATTCACTCAATGGCTTTTGGATGGTGTCCAGTATGTTTGCCAAACTTGCATACTTGGATTTGAAGAAAGGATTGTTGGCTTCCTTTGCTACCTTGCTCACCGATGCTTGGAATTTTACCAACGCACCAGCAATGTTCTTAATTGATTCTGACTTATTCATAGGAAATTTGTTTTGTGTCCGAGCATAAAAATAATAGTAAACTTGTCGGGTTCAAGATAGAAGAATCTCTCCGTCTCAATGCCGACCAAATTGGTCTCAACGCATCCACCGAAATACACATCTCGCTTGATCAGGTATGGTTCAAGTTCATCAAAGTGATTCTCAAGTAAATAGTCATCAACTTGCTTGTCAATGTAAACATACCTATCCCCACCGATTGTGAGAATCCATCCGTTGATTGTTGCCTCAATCATTGTTCACCTCCCGTAGTGCAATTTCAATGACGGCTTTTGCTTTGGGTGAAACGATGTTCCCCTCAACCAAATACTTGCGAACGGTTGGAAGTGATACACCAGTTTTTCGTGCGACTATTTGAAATAGTCCTTGTCTGCGTTTCAGTTTAATTGTTTCAATTGCTTTGTTGTAATCCATAACAAGAGCAAAAGTAAAATAAACTTTCTAATAATGCAAATAAACTTTTCTTTTTGTTACAATTTTATATCTTCCGAGAATATCAAATCTCCGAAACGAGCATTCAACTCATTCACCAATTCCATCTGTATTGATTCGGTGAACGCATCCTCAAGGAATGGTTGTGCCTTCGTTCCTCTGCGGTGAATCTTGTTTGCGATTGCCTTCGCCATTGAATCGTAGGTCATCGTTTGTGGTGGCTTGATTCCTTTGAATGCCATCCATTCTTTGATTGACTGCCATAGATACGGAGTGCCTTCCGTGTGACCATTTCTTGTTGGCTTCCTTCCGTATTCAATAAATTCCCAGTAATCCTCTGCAAGAAGGATTGTGTTGATGGATGTTGGCGTTTTGGTGATCTCTCCGGGAACAAAAGATTGGCGAAGAACTGAAGACGCATTGATGTTTTTGTTGTCAAGATTCGCCCAAATGGGTGGAATCACCTTCTTGTTCCACCAATCAACGATGATTTGTTGAAGGAGTGAGCCTTGATTGACATCATCCAAGTATGTATCAAGTGCATCGGGCAGTTTATTGATGTCTATTGTAGCCACATTAAAACGCTTAAAATTCCTAAACCTATACTGATGCCCTTGAAGACGGACAAAGTGCGTGAGATGGCTTTATTTTGCTTCACAAGTACATTGTTCTCATCATTCAAGTATGCGATGTTTACCTTTTGTTTGATGATGACTGAATCTTGTTCAGCAATAATGATGGAATCCGATGTCACAATCTTGCGAAGATGCGTGACTTGTTCCCTTGCGATTGCACCTTTGACCAAATATGTGTTGGCTTGTTTGATTGTATTGGTATCAACAAGGACTTGACCGGATAAATTCAACGACCAAAAAATAAACCCATAGGTTGATATTTTTATCATTGCTTTCATCCTATAAGGTAGCATTCTTCTTGGATTGTTTTTCTTTTTCGGCAATCAGTTTGTCAAGATACCACTTCGCTTTGTACAAATCTTCCAAGCCGTTCTTGTCTTCGCATCTCCATAAGTACTTGATGATGTTCCCAGTGCAAACCGCAACCAATCCTTTCTTTTTGATGGTGGCAGATTCAATGGCATCAATACATTCTATTTCGCCTTGCTTGTAGTGGTTTGGGTTGACTGCATCCATTTGACAACAAAGGTATAATAGTTTTCTTCAATCAAGATTATATGACCGCCTTGCATATAAAGTTGGGTGTTTTCAAACAACTGCGAGATGGCAACGATTTGGTGTTCATCAACCATCCCATCTTCCAACATTTGGATGATATCCGATTCGCCTTCAATCAAACCCATCCAGTTGTCATTCTTGGTCTCGTGTATGATTTGAACCTTGATCATATTGTCTTGTGTGTGTACGCCCGAATTACTCTGTCACCTTTCTCAGTTCTTGTTGGTAGCATATACAACCAACGACCTCCGGTGAACTTTGGTGATGCACCTCTTTCAACATGCCAACCTTTTGAACCATCTCCGTATTCTTCTTTGTAGGCTGAAGTACGAATCATTAAAATATCACGAAGCAAAACAGTTCCAACGGCTGACAAGTATTCCACGGTGTATGTCATCTCGTAATCTTCGTGAACATGCCCCATCCAAATCGCATCAGCACCCTCCACATTCACACTCATCCGGTTGTGCTGGATAGTTCCACGAGTTACAGGACCACCACCGCCAAACCCGTGCATATACTTAATGTTGTATCCAATCTTTTTGGAGTGGTGATTGAATTGATATTTCACCCAACCACCGTAACCACCCACCTGAATTGCTGTACCACCACGATAGTTCAACAAAGTAACAAAGCGTTCAATGATGTCGGTCTCTTGTCGTTTCAATATGCTTGTTTCGTGATTGCCATAACCGATAAACTTAATGATATGTGCGTAGGGCAAAAACCATTCAACCGCAGTATTGATAATGGCATCAAAATAGTTTGCGACATTGTGTTCAGGTCTTATGTCCGATTTGCTCTTCCTGGGATCGTACGCACCTTGCATCAAGCAGAACAAATCACCGTTAATCAACACATCATTGTTTCCTTTCAAGGCTTCGTCAAGATGTTTCTTCAACAAATCTCTGTCACATTTTGGATTGTCCCAATGCAAATCCGAGATCAAAAGAACTTTGGTTTCTTCCCACGGCTTTGGGATGACAATAATGTTATTGTTTTTCATAGAGTGGTATCCAAGTGGATGTGCAATCCTATTGCCTTTTTTAGCCCCTCTGTTGAAGGTTTGAAGGTGTCAAGGTAGATCGTATCAAAGTGATTGATTGAATCAATTAGACGCATCCTTTTGATTTTCTCCTTTACTATAATCCTTTCGTGCATCTCAACATTTAGTGGTTTGATATAGCGGACTGGTTCATCATAATTGAAGAACGCCCACAACCAACTAAACAGGAACAACGCAAGTATTGTGTA